GCATCAGCCCCGCCGTGACTCCCGCGGCAATCGGGGTCACCGCGGCGGCCAGGCCCGCGCCGTCCAGGCCGCCCTTGCTTGCCACCTTCGCGAACAGGCCCCCGGCGCCTGCACCTTCGGCAGTACCTGCAGCGTCCCCTTCGGCAGTCCGGGCGGCTCCGGCCTCGGCACCCGCCGCGCCGCCGGCGCTGCCCTCCTTGAGGGTTGCCGCCGCCTCGCTGAGGTCGGCCGCCGAACCGCTAAGGTCACCCGCCGAGCCCTTCAGGCCTGCCGCCGCGCCGTCGAGCCCTGAGCCCTGGCCGAGACCCGACAGCTTGGACAAGCCGGGAATGTTCAGCGTCTCCGCAACCTTGCCGACACTCGCCAGCGCAGTGGCCCCGGCGCTGGCGACCTTCCCCGCGACCGCGACGCCGGCCAGGACACCCCCGGCCTCAACGAGCGGCTTGGTCAGGCCCGGATTGCTGGCGAGGAACCCGCCGACGTCCGACAATCCGTGCATGAGGCCCGTCAGGGCAGGCAGCGCCACCTGCCCGGCCTCGGTGGCCACGGCCTCAGTGGACTTGGTGAAGCTGCCGAGCTGGAAGTTCAGCGTCGACTGGACCGCGGACCAGCCCTTCACGTTGTCCCCGGCGTGCTGCGCGCTCGCTGCGACCGCGTCGACGTTCGCCTTGGCGGTCCCGGCGTGCTGCCCCGTCAGCATCAGCGCCGTCTGCAGCCCGACGGTCCCGCCGAGGATCTTCGACATCGCGGCCGAGTACACCTGCGCGTCGGGCTGGCCGGACTTCAGCGCGGCGTTGAAGCCGTGGGCGGCGTTCGCCGTCGTGGCGAACTGCGAGAGCAGGTTCTTCTGGCCGGCCGATTCGGACCCGGAGAAAACCTCAGCGTTGTACTGCTTCGCCGAGATAGTCCCGTCCAGGTAGGACTGCGCGACCTTCGAGATCGCGGGCGGCATCGCCTTCATCATCGTCGTGGCGTCCTGAGCCGCCGACGCGCTCTGGTTGAACGTCTTGAGCATCACCAGGCCGCTGGGCCCCATGGACTTCATGACCGCCGTCTGGATCTCATCCAGGGTGCCGGTGATCCCGGTCTTGCCGAGGTTCTTGGCGATGCCGACCGGGTTCAGGCCGAGCTGCTGCATCTCCCCGGTCTGCACCGTGTTCGGGTTCTGCAGCGACCCGATGGTGTGCCGGAGGTTCTGGGCGGCCCAGTCCGGGCTCATGCCCATGCTGGTCATCGTGGCCAGTGCCCCGGCGACCTGCGGAAACGAGACGTGAGCGGCGGAGGCGACCGGCAGGACGGCAGGCAGTGCCCCGACCGCCCCGGCCATCGTCATCTTGCCCTGGCCGACCATCGTGATGATCTCGTTCATGTCCGACATGGCGGTCTGCGAGGTCGTCTTGCCCTTCTGGGGGCCGTACGCGTTCATCAGCGACGTGAGCGCGTTGCCGACCTCGGACAGCGGGGCGCCCTCAGCCTGCGCGCCCTGCGCCGCGGCCTTCAGCACGCCGAGGCCGGCCTGACCGTGGAACCCGGCCGAGTTGATCATGTACGCGCCCTGCGCCAGCTGGGACTGCGACGTGTTGGTCTCACCCGACAGCTTCAGGATCCCCGCCGAGTCCATCGGGAGGCTGGCCTGACTCTCCCCGGCGCTGGTGTACAGCCGGGTCACCTGCGTCTGGAGCTGGGCCGCCTTGTCGACGCCGTACGCCAGCGCGGCCGCGCCGCCGAGCGCCAGCAGGTGGTACTTCGTCGCGCTGGCCTCGGCTGCGCTCGCGTCGTCAGCGGCCTGCTGGGCGGCGACCTTCCTCGCCGCCTGCTGCTGCGCCACCGCCGCGTCCTGCTCGACGCTCGAGGTGGCCAGGGAAGGTGCGGCCACGGCCATCGCCGCGTCACCCTTCGCCAGCGACAGCGAGCTATCCGCCGACCCCGCCGCGATCTTGTCCTGCATGGCGGAGGTCTCGGCGATGGTTGCGCTGATCTCCGCCCGGAGCGCCGCCACCTGCGCGGCAGCCTCGTCCGAGGAGGTCCCGATGCCCTTGATGCCGTCGCCGACCGCGCCGAGCCCGGCGCCCTCCTCGGCTACGCCGCCGAGCGCATCACCGAGCTTGCCGACTTCGCCGGCCGCGCCCGCAGCCCCTTCGCCGAGGTCATCGAGCTTGCCGCCGCTCTCGGCGATCTTGTCCATGCTCGCCGAGATGTCCGCCGCCGCGGTGTCGTACTTAGCGACGAGATCATCCAGCCCGGCCCCGCCTGCCAGCGCCCCGGCGTCACCGAGGCTCGCGATCTCGTCGCGGATCTTGCCGATGCTCCCCGACACCTTCGCCGCGGCATCGTTCCAGGCAGCGGCGATGTCGCCAGCCCCGGCCCCGTCAGCCGCCCCGCCTCCGAGGGAGGCCAGCTCGTCCTTGAGCTTGCCGACAGACCCTGAAGCCTTGTCGAAGGCGCCAGCCAGGTCGTCGACGGCGCCGAGGCCGGCGACATCGACGGTGATGGTCTCTTCGATCGCCACGGCGACTCACCCCCCGTGCGCGAGAAAGAAGCAGCGGCGAGAGGGACGGGAGAGGTGCAGGTCAGAGCGTCAGGTACTCGGCCAGGATGATCTGCATTGCCGCGGGCATCGTCCCCCGGACCTCATCCTCCGCGCGCTCCATGTAATGACTGCCGGCCTGGGTAACCGACCCGCCGGGCCGGCTGAATACCTGCCCGGTCGCCGCGTTCCGCAAGGGCCACGGACCCTTCGCGGTGATCGTCCCGCCGTCGTTGCGGAACCGGCCGTAGATGATGTGCGGCGCTACGACCGCGGTCGCATGGGTCCCGGAGCCGAACACCGCGTCGACGTGCTCCGAGCGCCGCAGTGCCCCGGACAGGACCGGGGTCGTGACGTCGAGACCGGCGAGGTACTCCTTCGACCCCGCCTTCGCGCAGTCCAGGGCAAGGGACTCCTCGCAGTGCTCCGCCATCTCGCGGTATGCCGTCGCTGCTTCGGAGAGGTTCACCGGCCGCCCCCGTTCTGGATCGCCCTCAGCGTGTAGGCCACCGCATCGAGGACCCCGGCAACAGGGATGGGGATGTCATCGGGGGTGGCGGGGTGGATCCACCCTTCGGCTATCCAGCGGGCGTGGCGGATGGTGCGGGGGCTGAGGCCTCCGGGGGGGCGGCGGCACTGGCCGAGGAGGTACTGCCTGAGGTGGGGGCCGAAGGCTGGGTCTCTTTTGGGACATTTCCGTTGAGGATTTCAAAATACGGATCCAGGGCCTTCAGCAGCGCGTTCCACACGACCAGGCCGCCTGCGGTGGCGAGGCGATTCCGCGACCCGGCGTCCCACGGGAGAATGCCAGGGAATGAGATGCCCTGCACGATCCACTGGCATACCAGGTCGTGAACGGGCTTAAGGTCCCGCCGCAGCAGCCTGACCGAGGGGGGCGGAGCGTCCGGGTCGGGTACCGCCCCCGGGTACGCAGCCGCCGCAACGGCTATCGCGGCCTTCTCCTTGGCGTCGATGATCTCCAGGCGAAGATCCTGGTAATCGTCCTGCTGACTCGGCTGGAGCGTCGCGGGGTTCTTGATGTCCGCCAGATCGACCCATCCGCCGGGCAGGGGAATCTGCATTGTGCTCGCTTTCGTGTTCGGGTAAGCGCCGCAGGGTACGTAAAGTAGCGTAGAGGTGACTACGCGTAAGTTGGTAGTGCGTTTTGCAACGTTATGGAGCAGGGGGATCGGCCTCCGGAGTTACCACTGTTAGTTACGTTCGAAACGAAATCTCCCGAAACATCGAAGCCAAAAAATTCGTCCCCCGACAGCGGCGCCGTCTTGTACGCGGCCTGGTTAGCAGCCAGCGCGAACGACCACAGGCCCGTTCCGCTGCCGCCATTGCCGATTGACCACGCCAGGGTCGGCTGCGCGTTCGTCAGCATGTTCGTCAGCGCGCTCTCATCCAAAGCCGGGTCGTACGTGAGCTTGAACGAGCAGTCGAAGTTGCCCCTGCCGATCAGGTAGGGCTGCTGGTACCCGTCGCCCGTGTTCTTCGGCGTGACCTTGCGGGTCAGGGTGGCTGACCACACCGTGATGTCGTCCAGGAGCGTGGATGCGACCGTGGTCGTGCTCTTCCAGCCCGGGATCATGCGGACAGCGCTGAAGCCCGGCACCGGGATAAACGACGGGTAGGCCTTGGCGTAGCTCGTCACCTTGCCCGACCAGGTGAGGATCCCCGACGCCTTGGCGTTGATGGTGATCTCGCTCATGCACCCGTACGGGAACAGCCACGCGTAGTTGTTGCCCGCGCCGGGGATGTTGTTGCGGTGGATGAGCGAATGGGTCGGCCCCTGCCCGGTGACGACCCCCGTGCTGCCGTAGGGGTTGAGCAGGGAGAACGTGTGGCTGAAGGGTGCGATGACCGTCACCACGGCGATGGTGGTCAGGTGGGAGAAGCGCAGCGGCGTCGTCGCGTCCAGCACGATGGAAGTCGCCGTCGACCCGGTGCCGACCTTCACGACCTCCGCGTTGACGCCGGTGTCAACCTGGATGAGCGTCCCGGCCACGGCGGAGGTCGCGGACGTGACCGCGACCGGCCCCGCCCCGGCCGTCAGCGCCCCCGATGTCGTCCACGTCGGCGTGCTCGCGGTCCCGGTCTCCACGAGATCGGACATCAGGTTATACAAAAAATGGCCGAACGTATCGCAGTAGAGGGGGCTCTCGGCGATGTCGGACTCAGCCCACAGGGGTCCCTGCTGCACGTCGTGAGTTTTGGTGAAGTCGCCCCACATGCTGCCGTCTTCTACCCACGTGACCTTGTTGTCCGGCTTGAAGTCCACGATCGGCGCGCTGGCAAAGGCGGCCTGGGCGGGAGTGACCCCGAATCCGCCCGATTCCAGGCCGATCTGCAGGAGCTGCGTGCACTTCGGGTACACGCCAACCGGGGGCGAGGGGGCAGCCATCTCTAGTTCTCCTCGCTGCCGGGCTGGCCGGCGGGGGTCGGGGCGGTAGCGGGCATGACGGCGGGAGGTGCGGGGACGGGACCGGCGGCCACAGGACCGGGCGCCGCGGGCTGCTCTTCGGCCGCCTCAGGCTCCGCCTCGGCCCTGTCCGCGGCTTCCTCCGCTTCCAGGGCTGCGGCCCTGGCCCGGTCCTCGCCGGTGACGGGGCGCCACTGGCGGTCGGGGGCCTCGTCCAGGTCCCGGATGTCACCCGGCTTCACCTCGCTGAGGAGGATGCCCCTGGCGTCCCTGGTGGCGGGGTAATACCAGGGGGTAGAACCGGTGTAGATCAGTTCAGGCACGGGACGGCCTCCAGGGAGCGCAGCGAGGAAGAGGGGCGTGGGACGATGGCGGCCATGAGCAGCACGAAGGGGGCAGCGGCGTGGCCTGAGGGGACGCTGCCCGCGATCCTCGAGCCCTGGATACGGGTCACCATCACCGGTCCGGCGATGGGATGGGGCGGGCAGGTGATCCAGGTCGCCGGGTACGTCAAGGGGCCGGAGACCGTAGGCGACACCGGCGCGGACATCGACGCGCTGGTCGGCCGCAGCCATCAGCGGTTCACCGACGGGCTGGCCCGGGCCACCCGGGAGACGATGTACCGGCAGGCCGAGGAGGCGATCGAGGCCGCGCTAGAGGCCGGGTGGGTCCTCGCCGGGCACCCGGAGATCAGGGTCGGCGGCACGGTCAACCGCGACCGCGACACGGGCGTTGATGTCCCGATGGCCGAGGTGGGCGTCGCGCTGCACTTCCGCGCGCCTAGCCCGCCGGATCAGGAATAATCGCTTCCCATGACGACCCCTCAGCCTGAGCCCGCCCGCGGCAATGACGGCTCCTCCGCCCCTGACGGCTTCCTCTCCGGCATCCCGCAGCAGATCGGCCAGGCGGTGGCCGCTGCCGTCGCGCAGGTCCTGCAGCAGGTCCCCATGCGCGTTCAGCAGCTCAAGTGCGCGACATGCGTCCTGGCCCGGGCCCAGTGGGCAGCAGCCCACGCTGCCGACATCAAGGCCGCCGGGGAGCGGATGGCGGAGGCGCTGGCAGCTTTCCCGCCGGATCACCCGATCCGCCAGCAGGCGGACCTCGTGGCGTTCCTGCCGCCGCACCTGCACCCCGGGGCGGGCCCGGAGTCGATGCCGCCCGTCCAGGACGGGGCCGTGATGACCGCGGGGACGATCGTGTGCCCCGCGCACATCCCCGGCATACCGCAGGCGGGCGGGGGGCGCAGGGAGTTCCTGATCGCCAACGGGTCCCTGTCCGCGACGATGCTCGCGGAGATGGCCAGGCGCTAAGCCTGGATAGTCTCGGTGACCAGCAGCCTGAGCAGCGAGTCGTAGCGCAGGTACGCCTGATCCTCCAGCGCGGCGACGAAGATCTTGCCGCGCATCACCTCGCCGAGGTTCGAGATCTGCGTTTCCTCGCCCGTCCACGGGTCGATGACGTCCGCCGGCATCGGGTAGGCGAACCGGAACGCTTTCATCGCTGCGTCGACGATGCCGGGGAACAGCGAGTCGGCGTCTTCCTCGTCGTCGGCTTCCATGTGGATGATGAACACGTCGATCGAGTGCCGGAGCACCTTGAAGCCGGCGGAGGTGTCAGGACCCTGGTTGCGGGACATCGACCCGCCGTTCTTCAGGTCCCGCGCCTCGCTGATCTCCGTGGGCCACACGTAGGAGGTCGGGATGTCCGTCTCGGTGTTCGGGTCCGGGGCGTTGATGTAGGCCGCCATGTCCGGCACGCTGCCGGGCATCGGGAGGCTGACCAGAAGACCCTTGACGTATGCGAGGCACGAGGCGATGGGCACCGCTCACCCCCCGCTAGATAACCCGGTCGAACGTGCCGACGAGCAGCGCCTTCGCGTCCTTCTTGAAGTCCGCGATCCGGCTGGTACCCGATGCCCCCGTGGCGGGGACCTGCCGGGTCGTGGTGCTCGTCGCGCCCCGGGTCAGTGCCTGCGCGGCGCCGAACAGGATCGCGGCCTGCACCACGGTCTGAGGCAGCGTGGAAACCATCACCCCGGCCGCGTGCTCGTAGGTGAGCGGGGTGGCCAGGGTCAGCGTCCCCGGCCCCTGGCTGGCGGACGCCGCAGTGACCTGGATGACCTCCTGGGCTGCGGCGTCGTACGCGGTGCCGGTCGCCCCCGTCGCCCCGTTCAGCGCCGCCGCGATGACCCACCCGGCGCAGTCATCGACCTGGATCGTCTGCACGGCGGGCGAGACGGCCGGGGTAGCGATCGCGGTCAGCCCCGCGTGCGGCCAGCCGTTGACGTACTGCACCTGGACGGCCAGGCCGTTGCGCCCGTAACGCCCGTTGACGTACTCGCTGGAGACGAGGATGCCCTGCCCGCCCTCGCCCGCCGCCGGGGGGGCCGTGGAGCCATACAGCCCCGCCGGGGGGTACTGCACCTGGTACAGGCCGGCGGGGACGGTCGTCCACACGTACGGGAGCCGGTTCTGCGCCACCTGGACGGAGACGACCTCGAGCACCGGGCAGCGGGTCATGATCAGCGTGGCGTCACCGCACCCGCCCCGCGGGGCGCCGACCCGGGCACCGGGCCCGTACAGGATCAGCGTGTCGATGGTGGCCCGCAGCGGCTGATGGCATACGCCATCGACCATCGCCGTGGACCGGGCGCAGATATTCGACTGCTCGGCGAGACGCTGCTCCGGGCTGACATTGCTGCCGGCAGGGATCGATGACCAGCTCACACCGGTGCTCGCCTGGGTCAATAGCTCCGGGGTGCAGTACGGAGTGAGGCCCGCCACGGGCAGGGGGGTAGTCACGGGGCGCTACCCCCCGCCGTCATCTCCGGGCAGCCCTCGCTGCGTGAATGAAGTCCCGCAACGCGTCTTTACCGGATGCCGTACCAGAGCTTGCTCGCGGACAGCGCCCACGACGTGCCCCATGCCAGCGTGGTCGTCGCGCCGATGGTGGTCGGCGCACCTGAGGTCAGGACCGCCGAGTTCAGCGTGGGGACCGTGGCCGACAGCGAGCAGTTCGGGTTCATCACCGCAGCGCCCACCGACCCGGTAGCCGTCGCGGTCACGGCCGGCATCGACGGGGTGGTCGCCGTGTGCTCCTGGAAGACGTAGTAGTAGCCCGGGGTCAGCGCCACCGGGGTCACCCACGGGACCGAGGTCAGGCCGTTGGCGGTGATGAGCGCGTGGGACTCCGCCGTCCAGGCCACCGGGCCGACGCCGGTGGCGGTGTACAGCCCCCAGATGGAGTTGGACGGGGAGCCGTAGGCGGTGAAGATCACGTCCAGGTAGGTGCTGGTGCCGGAGACGGGGACGTAGACGCGGGTCAGGTAGCCGTAGGCGGTCGTCAGGACCACGGCGGTCGGGGAGAGAATCTCCGTGTTGACCGACTGGCCGAGGTAGCCGCCGGCTACGGCCTGGGTGCTGACACCCGACTCCGCGACGATGAGGCCGGCGACGGACTGGGGCAGCGGGGACGTCGAGTTGATCGTGTTCGGGTAGCCGGCGATGAGGCCGTCGTTGTTGTTGCCCACAGGGGACCTCCAGGAGTGCTGTCAGGTTGATGTGTCCGGGCAGGTCCCGGGGTGGCGCTACTTCGCTGCAGTGGCGGCCCTGGGGGCGGCCTTGGCGGTCTCCGGTGCACTGTCCGCGGCACCGGCCTTCCTTGCCAGGCTGACGAGCTCGCCGATGGCGGCGTAGAGCGTGGCCGGGTCACGCTGGCGGGCGGTCTCGTCGCCGTGGAGGCGCTCGGAGCGCTCGTCCTCGGTCTCCCAGATCTTCTTGCCGCGGTGGTGGAAGCTGTGCATCTCATCCGACAGCTCGTCCGGCAGGTCGAAGCCGCCGTGATCCGGGTCGGCCGCGAAGTTGCCCCAGACGGGGTGGTCGATGACTGCCCGGGGTGCCCCGAGCGGGTACAGGCGCATGGTGCATTCCTTTGGTTGCCTGCCGTTACCGCCCCCGGCGCGGAGCAGCAGCGCCGGAGGCGGTACGGGCCTGGTGATGGGTGCGGCTTTACCCCACGTTTGAGATGACCGCCTGGGCTACCGGAGCCCGGTTGATGAAGGCGGAGTTCGTGCGGATCTCGAACTCCTTGCGCGGACCCCCGCCCTTGACGTTGGCGACGCGGGAGATCCCGTAGTCGAACTGCGCCATGTCGCGCAGGCAGCGGACCTCGAACACGGAGCTGATGTTCGCCTGCGGGAACGGGACCCGGTCCATCCGGCCGATGATCGTGCCGGGCGGGAGGGAGACGTCGACCTCGATGGGTACGTCGATGCCGCCGGCGGGCGCGTTGATGATGTTCCCGACCCGGCCGCCCGCGGTGACGTTGATACGGCCGGAGCTGTCGGTGTTCAGGAACGTGGTCGCCGAGCTTGCCCCGAGGACGAGATTGGCCATCTCCTGGGCCTGCGCCGCGTTCACCATGACCGCGGTCGGGGACGCCTTGACCTGGTTGAACAGGGTCATGAAGATGTATTCCTGGACCTCGTTGATGGTGCCGCCGCTCAGGGTCAGCGCCGCGCCGTTGAGGCTGGTCCAGATGGACGGGTTGGCGGTGCCCGTTCCGGGCTGGACCCACTGGCCCACGCCGTTGTAATCGCCGCTCAGGGACGCGAGCAGCCCGTCATAGTCGTTGGCGAAACCGCTGCCGTTGTCGGCCGCGGAGTTGTAGGTCGGGACGCCGGTGACGCCCTGCCACAACTTGCTCAGGTCCGGCAGGGTGGTCGGCAGCGCGTTGCTGCTGGACAGGACCGACGTCATCGTGACCGTGTTCGTGGTCGTCGTGCCGTAGTAATACCAGGTGACGCCGTTGGACGACTGGAACCAGTCGTAGCAGACGGCGCCCCGGACGGCGGCCGTGGTGGCCAGGACCGAGTTGGTAGTACCGCCCGAGAAGGTGGTGTGCGCGGAAGCGCCCTGAGAGTTGCCGTTGCCGTAGAAGTAGCCCGAGCCGGTCCGGGCCGCCACGCCGGTGTACACCTCGACGTTGGTGATGGTGCCGCCCGTGGACACCTGGGTCAGGGTCGGGGCGGTCGCCGCGGCCAGCGGGAACGACTGGGCGGTGAGCAGCTGCCGGTCTTCCGCGATCAGCATCTGGTTCATCACGTTGAAGGTTTCAACGGCATACGGATCGGCGTAACCGGACGCCAGGTCGTAGGCGTCCTGGGTGACCAGGCCGGAGTAGGCCAGCGGCTTGTAGCGGGCCTGGAAGTCCTGCTCTTCGATGTTGATCTCGTTGCCCGCGAAGTCGAAGCCGGGCGCCGGGGACGGCTGGGTGTTGTTGACGTTCATGATCGCGCGCCACACGGCGAACGGGTTGCCCTGCTTGGCCTTGGTGCGGGCCACGCGGTCACGCCACGGGGTGACGACCGGGATCAGGCTGACCAGCTCGGACAGGTCATAGCCGTAGATGCCGGTGTCGTTGTAAATACCAGCCTCAGTGGCCTTCTGGACGCTGACGATGGCGTCGATGGTCTCCTGGGTGAGACCGTCAAGCGTTGCGGTCACGGGATGCCTCCTTTCAGGGGGCATGCGAAAGCCCCGCGCGCTCAGGCGTCACGGGGCTGGAGAGTTCCGGGGGGTTAAGGGGCGGCGACGGCAGGCGACTGCGGGTTAGCGCGGATCTGCGCCAGCTTGGTGACGGCCATCAGTTCCATCTCGTGGAAGGCCTTCGCCTGCTCGGGGCCGGAGCCGTGATAGAGGGTCTCCCTCAGTTCCGCGGCCTTGGCCACGTCGACCGGGGCCGCGCCCTGGTCCTGGCCGCGCAGCTGACTCGCTGGCGGCACCTGGCCGTTCGTGAACACCTTCGGTGCCGCTTCGCTGTTCTCCACCGTCACCAGGCGGGCCTTCAGCGTCTCGACCTGCTCGCTGAGCCCGGCGACATCAGCCTGCTTGGCGATGTCCTGTGCCGGGCCCTGCGTGCCGAACGCTGCTGCCACTGCCTTCGCGACGATGCTCTCCAGCACCGCGTACCTGTCGCTGTCACTGCTCTTCGCGACCGTGCCGTCAGGGTCGACGGCATCAGCCGGGGTTCCGGTCTCCGCTGGGGGAGCCGGGGTCATGTCAGCAGGATCGGCCGCGGGGGCCGCATCCGCTGCCGGGTCGTCGCCGTCTGCGGCGGCCGCGGGCTTGCCGGCGCCGGTCACGGGCTGGATCGCATCCGGGGCCACGATGCCGATCAGGTCGCCGTTCTGGTCGAACACGGCCTGCATCGGCGCCTTCTCCCCGTCGGCCTTGGCGACCTGCTGCACGATCTCCGCCGCGCTGGTGACGCCGATGAGGCGCCGCTCCTGGTCATAGACGAGGGCGAGCGCGGACTTCAGCACCTCGCGGCCGGGCAGGTCACCGGGGAGCGGCTTGACGTCGCCGCCCTTCGGGGTGCCCATGCCGGCAGTGCCTCCCGCGTTCACGGGGCCGGTGTCCTTCGCCTGCTCGTCGGCGTCCGCCTTGGCGACCTGCGCGGGCGCGGTTACGGTAGCGGTCACGGCCGCCTCCTTCTGCTTGGCGACGGGCTGGCCGTCATCGGTGACAGGGGCTTGCGGCAGCGAGGAAAGGACCGTGGTCAGCCTCTGCGCCGCCTCGCGGATGTGCGTCTCGTTCGCGGAGGACAGGACCCGGCCGGACTTCGCGACCGCGCACAGGCCCTCGACGGTGACGAGCGGCGCAGGATCGAACGCGGCCATGGCCTTGCCGATCGCTTCCAGCGCCTCGCCGCCGAGATCCGCCTCAGCCTGCTCGTCGGCCGCATACACGGCCAGCTCGCTGATCACGTAGTCCACGGCGCACATGGCGTCCTCGAGGTCGAACGCGTTCTCGATGTCGTCCGGGTCAGCGGAAGCGGCCTCGAGCATCTCCCGCTCGGCCAGGACACCGAGGGCGTTCTTCAGGCGGACCGCGATGGACGTCCACTTCTGGGCGGTGGCCGCGTCGATGGCCTCCCATGCGGGACTGCCGGGGTCGGCGGGGTCGCCGGGGGCATCCTCATCGGGGGCGGCCAGCGGGACTGTGGGGTCCATGCCGTCGACACCGGTGTCGAGCTCGGGGCCAACGTCCTTGGCCACGGTCGCTGTCTTGGACACTGACGCCTCCTTGAGGCTGCCGTCGGCTGCCCAGTTGTCGGGGATCTCGCCGGACGCGCCGAGCGCCCTGGCGCGCTTGATGACGTACTTCCGGATCGCGTCGTGGCCAGCACCGCCCCGGCCCACCGCGTGGATTGCGTTGCCCAGGTCTGCGGTGTCGCCGACCGGGTAGCTGTAGCTGCCGTCCGGGTTCTTGAAGGCGCGGCCCTTGGCGCCCATCGCCTTGAGGTCGTCGGCGCTGTACTTGCCCTTGAGGATCCCCGTCGCCATGCCGGCCATCGCCGTGTCGACGCCTGCGAGCGAGACCTTCAGCTCGTCCGCGAGGCCGGCGCCGATCCGCTGCCCCCCGGTGAGGCTGGCACGCTGCGAGGCCTTATGGATGAAAGCGGCCATTGCGGCCGGGCTGCCGGTCATCGTCACCGGCCCGTCGCTCGCAGGCTCGGGCTTGGCGTCGGGTTCGGCCTGCTTGCCGATCAGCTCGCGGACCATGCCGGGGGGGACGAGGCCGCGGGAGTCTTCGGCCTGCTTGGCGATCAGCCACCGTCCGACGCCGTTAGCGCCCTTGCCTACCGCGTCGACACGATCACAGTCAAAATCGACCAGCTCGGTCAGCTCGTCGTCATCAAGGTCGGGCATCGCTCACCCCTGCTCTGGTCGTGGGACGATCGGGGGCTATGAGCGAGTACGGGATTGAGCTTTACGACCTGGAGCCTCCGGTTGACCGCCGCATGCAGCCCGCATATTCGCCGCTGCGAAACCCCTGGCGGGGTCCCCGGCCGCCGCAGCCTCGCTGGTCGCCGCCGCCGCTGCCGGACGGATTCGCCCGCGTTGAGCTTGAGGACGACTACGAGACCGGGCCGCAGTTCGCGGACTGGAGCGCCGAGGAGGCCGGGCATCCGTCGCGGGTCTTCGATATCCCTGCCGAGCAGCACGAGCGGTGGGCGGGCGCCGTTGCTGCCTACTCTGCGATGCAGGAAGAGATCGAGGCGCTGCGCGAGGAGCGGCTGCGCACGCCCGGGTGGGCGCTGTCTGGCTGGGTGCGCAAGGACAAGCCCTATCAGGCGCAGCCGTGAGCAGCGGACATGCCGACCTGAGCCGGTTCCTATCCGAAGGCTGCACGGAGTGCGGGACGCCGGGATACCAGCGGCACCTCAGCGCGGTCAATGGGTGCGCTACCTGCGCGGCGGAAGATCCCCGGCCGGTTCACATCCCGGTGCGGGACGTCATCGGGACCGTGCTGGTCCGATCCATGCGGAGTGCGACCGAAGTGGCGTTCCCGCCGCCGAGGACACGCGAGCCCGTGCGCTCGTGCTACCGGATGGCCAGCGGGGCGATGGTCCACGTCAAGCCGGACTGCCGGTGCTAGCCGTAGGGGAAGGCGCGAAGGAGTGCCAGACCTGCTTCCGGTACCGGCCCCGTGGCGAGTTCGAGCTGCCGATGGATGACGCGCGGCGGTTCGAGGCGAAGATCTGCCGCCGCTGCCGGGTGCTGCTGTGGGACGATCCGGACGACCCCTTCGAACGCGAGGCGGTCTTCATGGGCGACCCGCTGCCGGAAGCGCCTAAGCCGCCGGCCTGACGCGCCGCCGCCGGGCGGTTCCCTGAGGACTCCACCCGTTCAGGCGTCCGGCCTTGTGGAGCTCCCAGGCTTCCGGGCTGAGCACGGCACCGATGAGCCAGTCACCGGACTTGGCCACGATGCCGTCCCCGAGATCCCAGTCCGGGCCGCGGTAGATGTACGACTCCACGACATCGGCGGCACCCTCGGTGCCGTCTACGTGGAACAGGCCGACCTTCCGGCCGCCGGTCAGGAACTTCCAGGCCGCTTTCTCCAGCTCGGCCGCGGTGAAGTAATCCCGGCCGCCGTCCGCGCCCTTGGTGATGCGGGGGTCGGGGCCGGCCTGGTAGGCGATCCCGAGGACGTAGCGCTGCTCGTCAGCCATGGCCACCCCCTCGCGGTCGGGCATGATGGCGGGATGAGTGGTGAGATTCGCCTGATGCTCGACCCGGATGCCTGGAGCGCGGCCCAGGTCACGGAATTCGAGCGGCTGTGGTGGATCGACGGCCTCAGGCGGCGGTGGCGGCTCGTAACGGTCGGCGAGCAGTGGATCAGGCACACGTACCCGTCCGGCTTCCGCACCGGGCAGTGGGCACGCCTGGATCGCGTGACGATCCTCCGAGGGCGCACGTGCTACTGCGTCACATTCGAGGACGGCATACGGGATTACTGGGATCCGGCCAACGAGTACGAGTTCTTCCCGCCGAGCCACTTCACGGGACTGCTCGACATCCTCGATGGCTGCTAGTTCAGCAGGCAGGCAGCGAAGAACTAGGCCGGCACGACTTGACACCGGCACGACGGATGAGCAGGCGCATCAGCGTCTCCGCTGGGGTACGCCTGACCCATCCTCACCCGGCCTGCCGCGGCGTTCAGCAGGCAGCCCGGGCACACATTCGATGCCGGGTCATTCAGCCATTCGCCGTACTGGATCTGCCGCAGCAGGTACAGCGCCAGCGCTGCGGCCCCGATCCCGATGACCAGCTGACCGAGCACTGACCCGCTGGAGTTATCCCGGTCGGCCAGGACCGCGACGAGGGACGCGCCGATCGCGACCGCGCCGAGCCCCGACGTAACGCCGTCGACCAGCGCCCGGCCGAGCCTGGTCATGTACCCGCCGGCCATCTGCTGCGCGGTCTCGTCCGAGGTGGCCAGAGCTGCGGACAGGCTAGCGCCGAGCCCGAGCGCTTCTACCCGCTGCTGCGCGGTGTTCGTGTCCCCCGGCTGCCAGCCGCCGAGATCCGCGCTGCCGCCGTCGGTCATCGCCGCGGCCGAGGCCCCGCCGATCAGGTGAGCGTCAGCCAGGATGCCGGGTACCAGCGGCGCGATCACGGGCACGAGGTCCAGGCCCTGGCCGGCCAGCCACACCGCTGCGGCGTCGACAGCCTCACGCTTGCCCTGGTCGCCCTGCTCCTCGGCTGGGTGCTCCGCGATATAGGCGCGCGCTATCCGCTCGGCCTGGGCCTTCGTCAGCGCCCCGGAAAGAGCAGCGGCGAGGAGAGGCGCCCAGTGCCCGACGGCCTGGAGGTCCAGGTCCCAGCCGGGCCAGTGGCGGGCCTTACGGCCTTTTGGGACGCTCGGTGCGCCGCCTCCACCGCCGTTCGTGATAGCGGACTTGGCCACGTCACCGTCCGGGTAGTCACCATGGAACGGGTCTATGCGCGCCATCCCGCAGTACCAGCAGCACGGGGAATCGCCGTCCGGCCGGAACGCGTGGCTGCCGTAGTCCTGGCCGTCCGGGTAGGCCTTGGCTATCGCCGCCATCTTGCCGCTGACAGACGCGCCGTCATCGTGGCTGATCGATCCGTCAGCGTGCTGCCAGCCGTTCATCTCGTCGTACACGACCGGGGTGCCGCACGGGCAGGTGGCCTCGTCGCCCTCATCCGGGCAGCCGAGAGCGGCTATCACGGCGTCGATGTCGGCCAGCAGCTCGGGACGTACCGCAGGGTTGCCGGGCAGGTCGGCCGGGTTCCACCATGCAATCGTCTCCGTGCCCGAGCAGTCGCCGTCCGGGTCGGAACCGAGCTGGCGGTCGAAAATGTCAAGGTCGGCCTCGCTGGCGATGGTGTAGACAAAGCCCTGGTAGATGCCGTTGGCGCTCGTCCAGGTGCCGGTCCACTCGCCGTCAGGGAAGTTGAGGCCGGTCTCTTCCTGCCATTCCCGTGTCGCGGCAGCGCGGGGTGATTCCGCGCCTTCGATGTGACCGCCGGGTATCTCGAACTTGCCCGCAGCAGGGTCAGGCATGCGGCCCCCTCAGGCGTCGGCGCTCCCGTGGTGACCCAGGCCGCCGATAGCGAGCGCATCGTCGTTCGCGAACAGGGCCTTGATATCGGCCAGCGGCAGGCCGTCCAGCGTGATCCAGCAGGAACACAGCGCGGTTGCCGAACACATCTCGCCGCAGTCCTCGCAGCGCCACGGCGGACACTCGCCGCAATGCAGCGACGGGGACAGGTCGGTCGGGTCGTCCGAGAGCGAGTGCTTGACCGCGCCACAGTTCCGGCACGCCAGGATCGGCGTCAACGCCTGCTCGGCCGGGTCAAGCTGCTGCCACTCCCAGCCGTGGACCGGCTCATTCATCAGGCTCTACCGCCCTTTGCAGCATCAGCACCCGGCCAGTGTCCGCAGCAAGGACAGCAAGCCCCGCCACGGCTACCTCGCCAGCAGCCTTGCGGACAGCGAGCCTGCCGCCGTCGTTGAGGTTGTGCGCCTGTACCGGGCCGACCGCGCGGAACTCGAAGTCGTGCCACTCCCCGGCCTGCCGCCGCTTCCTGCGGAAGTTCCTGAACACGGTGAGCTCGGACTTCACCGCCGCAGTGCGCGCGGCCTCCTCGTCCACGGCGACGACATAGTCCGGGATGATGACCTGCGGCTTGCCGTCGTCATCCTCGCCAGGTCCGTCGTAGCCGTAGATCCCGGTGTCGCTGGTGATCCCCGCCGTGGGTGCGCCTTCGCCTTCCTTGGCGACCGTCCCCGGCTGCTGCGGTCCTGCTGGCGGCAGGGCGGACGGGCCGTACTCCTGCTCGGCCAGCGGCTCCCCGATCAGCGGCGGGGACGTGACGACGCCCTCGACGGTGGTGAATGCCTGATGCGGCAGGGAGGCCCCCGGCTCGGGCGCGGCCGTCGCCTCGTCTACCGGGCCCGCGACCGAGTCCAGCGAGATCAGCGGGATCGGCCCGGCGCGGGAGGAGAAGATAAACCGCGGCACCGGGACCGGATCGGACCAGCCCCACCGCTCCTCACGGACCTCGCTGGTCGACACGGTGCCGTTCTTGATGTAGATGTCATCAGCCTGCGCCTGGGCCAGCCGGTCGTCCTGCTCCTCGCCGCGGTCGAACTGGTGCTTCAGCGGCAGCCCGAGGTCATCCTGCAGGAACCCGGTGATGATGCCCTCGACGTGGTTCTCCAGCGGCAGCTCGCCGACCTTGTGCACCACGTCGGCCTGCGACTCGCCAGATGACCTGTTGACATCCTCCGTGAATCCGAGGTCGCTAGGCACCGTGTGATAGGCGGCCAGCGTCTTGCGCATCAGGAACAGGCTGAACTGGTCGCTGAAGTCCTTCTCGTTGCTCCACGCGAACTTGGTACCGGGCGGCATCCACTTGATCTGGTGCTTGCCAGCCTGGTCGCCGTACATCATCGCGTCCCAGTAGACCTGGAACGCCTCGATCTGGTCGGGGCTCCAGGTCTCCGGGGCCGCGGCGAA